TTTCACCAAGGGGTGAGGAAAAGCCTGCGCAATGATAATTGAGTTGCTAAGTAGACGCGCGGAAATGTTCGAGTTCGAATTCGACGAAGTGTTGTTCGCATTGAAGTACAACAGACCCGCATTCGTACCGTTGTTCCAGTTGCCACCAACATACAACACGCGCTCCGCGACGCGCAGACAGTCCCTGCTTAGATTAAATTACACTTTGCAAATGCCGGGGGTTGCGACCCCCGGGCCCCCGGAGGGGATTGCGAGGCTACGCCTCGCACAGGAGACGCGCGGAAATGACCGAGCCCGAACGCGACGAAGTGCCGCTCGCATCGAAGTACAACAGACCCGCATACGCACCGTCGTTCCAGTCGCCACCAACATACAACACGCGCCAACCAGACGAGTAAGAATAAACGTAATCCGGGACGTATGTTGTTTCCGAGCCGCCAGACGTTTTCGGAATGAGCAGACCATTGTCGGTAACAGTCAAATCCTTAATGTAGCCAGATGCAGGCAGTGTACCAATATTGGTGTAGCCAGTTGTGGTATCGTCCGCGTACTTACTTGGGTCAGTACAAGCGTAAGCCGTTGTGCCATTGGCGTTAAAACCGTCCACCCACTGGAGCACATTGCCCCACAGGTTTTCAATCCAACGATACTGGACAGTAGCACCGCCATCCGGGCCAGATGCTCGTCCAGTGTGGTAAGTCATGCTATCTGTTGTGCCGGAGTTGAGCGCAGCCGAATGGCTGTCTGTATATCCCCGCCCGATTTTTGTCTGACAGTTCCAGTCTGCGAACTCCACAATATAGAGAAAAACGATTGCGCAGTAGGTTGCATAATCATAAAGATGATACCTGGAGCCGTTATTCTTCGTCGCATTACGTGCCTTTGCGCGTGTCACATCGGCATACGGAATTACACCCGTTGTGCTCCGTGCGCTTATCCCGTTGTAATTCATATGATACTTCCCGACATATTTTCCACTGCCGGGGTGCTTGGTAAATCCCGTTTTAGGCTTATCCGAAACGTAAAAATACTGTTTCGCACCGCTGCGCTTTTGAGCCACATAAAACACAGGAATGAATACCATAGTGTAGTCGTTCGACCGCGAAAAACCACTATCACCCTTCCACGCCGTTACCGTACCAGACGCATCAAGGTTACATTCTTTCATGTCGCTCCACGGCGCATAGCTGTCAAATGGGCTGCTGCCCGAACCAGTACCAACCGCCGGTTTCGGCTCAGTCGTCACGCTCTTTGTCACCAGTCCATAAGGGTCGGTTTCCGGCGTTAACCTTGTCAGCGCGGTGCTCGAATTGCTCGTATCCCACACCACGCCAAACACGTTCGCATAGCTGAGTGTCAGTGACTTGCTCTGTCCGCTGGCAGTAATGCTTACTGTGCCCTCTGCGGTCTGGTCACCCTTGGTCGCCTTGATTGCCCAAGTACCCGCCTTACCGACCGTAAAGACCGCCGTGCCGGTGCTTGTCTTGGTCAGTACCGTGCTGCCCAGTGTCGCCGTTACCGTTGAGCCACTGTCTACGGTTACGGTAATCGTACTCTGGAATTTCTCAAGATTGACACTCAGCGCCGTATAATACGCCTTGGTTGTAACCTCGGTTGTATACGTTACGCCGTCCAGCACGCACGACAGCGTGTAACTCGTGTTAATGCCGAGTACGCTTACAGTTGCCGTCAGACTGCTGTCCACCGCGCCGGTGTAGGTTTCCCCGCCACCCTTGAGCGTCCACGCCTGACCGACAAAATCGCTTGCAAATGTCAGCGTAATCCGACTGCCGCCGGACGCAGGTGCGTCTACCTCGCCCACGGTATCAGTTGCCGTAAAGCCGAGGTACTTTCCCTTTGTGCCCTTGATCTTGTCCTGCTTTTTTGCAAAAAGCGTACTGTGGGCGCTTGAGCTGCTGTTGTGCGTCTCAATCTGTCCGCTCACATCCGGTGTCGGAATCGCAGCGATCTTCTGATCGGTATACGCGAACACATCCTGCGCCTTGCCCTTTGGGTCATAAACGCTTGCCAGCATATCGCCCGCACCCTTGCCGTCTGCGCCCTTCTGCGCGATCAGCAGCCAGTACGCGGTATCGGTCGGCGCATGTCCGGTCGTTGCAGCCGTGCAAACATAAGACGAGCCGTTAAAGCTGACCTTATTTCCGGGTACATACGCCTTGCCTGCGCTGTACTCCTCCCACACGTTGCGTGCTTTCTCGGCGGTCTGACGGGCTGTTTCCGCGGCGGCGCGGCTCTTTTCTGCACTCACGCGGGCGGTCTCGTTCGTCTGACGGGTGCTTTCCGCACTCTCTCTCTGCTGTTCCGCACTCGCGCGTGCCTTCTCCGCAGATTTTCTTGCATTCTCGCCGCTTTCTCGCACAGTCTCCGCAGAAGCGCGGTCTGTCTCAGCAGATTTCCGTGCGTTCTCATTTGCAATGCGGGTATCCTCGGCAGAAACGCGGTCTGCCTCGGCATCCGCTCTGCCGGTCTCGGCAGAAATACGCGTCGCTTCATTCTGTGCACGGACGCTCTCTGCGTTCGCCCTCTGGCTTTCTGCCGTCACGCGGGCAGATTCGGCGTTCACTCTGCCGGTCTCAGCAGAAGCACGGCTTTTCTCTGCTGTGTCGCGCTTGTTCTCCGCATTGGCGCGGGCGGTCTCTGCCTCCGCTCGAAGGTTCTCTGCCAGTACGCGTGCCGTCTCTGCCGCCGCTCTTGCGGTCTCTGCGTCCGCACGGTCATTCTCCGCCTGCACTCTCAGGTTTTCCGCTGCCACTCGTGCGGCTTCTGCCTGAACGCGCAGCGCCTCCGCGCTCGCCCAGTCCTGCGCTTCATTCTCTACGAGAACCATATGGTCAATCACTGCGTTTACTGCATTTGCTACGCATTCCCGCACAAGGCGGTCAAACTTTGCCTTATTTTCCTGTGCGTCGCCGGTCAGCGTGTCCGGCAGACTGACGCAGCCGTATTTTGCAATATCCTCTGCTGTGATCTTGTAATCGGAAATAGCCAATGTATCACCTCACACTTGTTCCGATGGTGTAACGCTTGATGATACCAAAAATACCGAACGCCTCATTGAGCGTATCGTTTTTGATAATCAGCTGCATTGTTTTGTACTTCTTTACTTTGCTGTTGAACGGCACAACCTGCGGTGCATCGTTGGAGAAGAATGTAAACCGGGTAAAGTCTATATCCTCCCAGCTGAAAATGTCGATCAGCTGTTCCCGAATCTGCCGTCCGAAATCACGTTCTGTCCGCGCAAACACCTTTACCGAGGAACGCGCATACGGCTTCATCATAACGCCGCTGCCGCGCTTTACCATGGTCTTGTACGTCATAAAATCGCCGTCATCGTCCGCCTTGGTGTGCCACTCTGCCGAGATTGCCGTACCGCCGGTAATTCTGCCGTCCTCACCGAGCGTGCCGCCGTCCGAATACGCCTGCATGGTGTCAATATCCGTATTCAGCTTGCAGATACGTCCGTCCGATGTGCCGAAATACAGGTTTCCCCTGCTTTCCATCATGCGTACCGCCGGGAAGTTGTTCCAGTAGTAGCACTCGTAAACGTAATCGCCGTAGGACTGCGGCTTGTACGCTACATTCTGGTTTGTGTCCATAACATAGCAGTGTCCGTTTATCGCCAGCACATAGTAGCCGTTCCACACAACAGCGCAGGCGTTTTCCAGATGTGCTTCCTTGGTCAGCGCCGCATCTACATAGTAGGAACGGTTTCTTGCCACCTGCAAGGCAGTGATATTGCTGCTTGTCAGCGCAAACACACCGGTTCGGCTGAGGAATACCGGTTCTTCCGGCAGATACGCAAATGCGTGCTTTGCCACTGCACCGGCACCGGCTGTCGCTCTGCGTACCGGGAACTGTACTGCGCTTGTGTTGTCGTTAATGCTGTAGCCTCGGAAATAGATCGTGGTCTCGCTGCGGTCATCCGACTTGACGATTGCCTGACTGTCCGAGATTGCCGTATAGCCGACGATTGCCGCGCCGTCCGCGCCCACCTTGGTATAGGAAAGATCGGAAAAATACAGCGGATTGTTGCTCTCGCATCGCCAGTCCTTGTCCTGCTCGTCCGGGTTTCCTGCAAGGAACACCCTGTCCTGCGACTTGCCGCCGTAGATTGCGGCAATAGTACACTTGGTGATTTTCTCCTTGTAGCCCTCCACCGGCTTCACAAACGTAATGACCACGTTGTCCTTGCCGGTGATCGCCGGTTTCGGCGGTGCGGTCGTGAACTTCACCTGTCCCTTGGTCTTGTCCAGCGTGTACTTGCTGCTCTCCCACACCTTGTCATCTACCTTGACCTCTGCAATGCTTGCAATGTCGGTGGTGTCCAGCTGATACGTCGTTGCCGAGCCGTCCGCGCAGAACTCGTTCTTGCGCTTGTCGCTCAGAAGGTTCACGTTTTCAAAGCTCGTGCCGCCGCCCGTCGGCCTGTTGGCAATGGTAGTAGTCGGAACGTAAGCGTCCGCTGTTGCGTCCTTGGCGGTATCACCGTCGAACACAAGGTACTCGCCGCCCGTCAGCACATACATTTTGTCGTTCAGCGTAAACGACGTGCCCTGCTTGTTCGTCAGTCCGCTTTTCAGTTCTGTTAAGGTATTTTCCGTCCACTTGTACAGCCGTGTGCCGCCATGCACAAGAAAGTATTCCTTGCCCTTGATAATACCGCGATACAGGCCGTTTACCGGCTTCTCGACATTCAGCAGCACGCGCCATCCCTTGCGCTTTTCGGGAAAGCCGCCGCTGTCCGAGATCAGGTTTACCGTTCCCATTGCGCCGCGTGCAGAATCAACCTGTGTCGGGTTGCTTGACAAATCCACACCCTTAAAGCTGGAATACTCGGTCTTGTACTTTTTCGGGGAATCGGGAATTTTGTATGTTGCCATTTACACCCACCCCGTAACCGAGCGCCACGCGCCGCCGCTTGAAGTCTGCTGTCTCCTGCTTGCAAGCATCTGCTTTACGTTCTCGTATTCGTTCAGATACTGCGTCGCCATGGAAATATCATCTTCCTTGAACACCTCCGCCGCGATATACAGTGGAATTGCCCGCTGCGCTTCCTCCGGCAGAGAAAACGTCGTGTCGCCCGGCGTGCTCTCGTCGATGTTCTCCGGGTATGCCTCGTACCAGATCACCAGCGTCCCGACGTACTCCGCCGGGACAAACAGCGTGTCCATGCCGTCAAACTGATAGTCATTCACGCGCATAAACGTGTTGTTCTCGCCCATGATCGTCAGTCTGTCCGGGCAGAACCGCATGAAATCCGGTGCAAGCTCGCGGATATGAAACAGCCGATAGCCTTCCGCATCATCGTCCGGCAGCTCCACCTCAACAGATTTGTAGATCGGCATGACCTCGGCAAGGTCCACCATTGCAAACCATGCCGCGTGCGGCATTGCCCGCACATAGTCCGCCACATCGGGCGAAGTCAGCGAAACCTCCGTGCCGTAGTTCAGGCGTGAGAAAATCTTATCGAGTGCAGCCTTTTGAATCTGCTCCCACGTCATAAAATCACTCCTTAAAAAGGGAAACGGCGGGGAATTTCCCCGCCGTAGTCTTTACAGCAGCGCGGTTGCGTCTGCAAGGCTGTCGCCCGCAATTGCGATCGAGTTCCACTTGGCAAAGCCTGCAATGAAACGTGCGCGGCCGGTGTATACCTGAGCGCCGGTGTTCGTATCCTTGTGGCTGTCCGTAGTCAGCTTCACGCGGTCAAGGAACGGCATTGCATAGGTGTTCTGGTTCTTCTTGCTGTCGAGCAGCATGAAGTATTCCTTGCCCGCAATGGTATTCGGCAGGTAGTTCCAAACGATGAAGTTCCAGCCGCCGTACTGGAAGTTGAAGCCGGTGCTGTTGCCCTGATCCTTAAACTCAGAGCCGACAACCTCCATAAACTTGCGCTTCATCTTGCCGCTGTTCGGGATAATGATGGTATCCGGTGCGATGGACAGCAGGTTGCCGTCGTCGTCGGTAAAGTGCTGCATCTTCTCCTGTACGGTATCCAGTACAGTAGCCATATCGTCCGACGCAGCGTAGGAGAAGCGGTTGGACTGGGTGTACTTCGGCTGGGTGATGGACTTGTGCGCCTTGTTGAACAGGGACAGCTTGTCCGCCGTGGTGGTGTCGTAAGTACGCATGGTCATGTTCTTGTTGCCGAACGACATAGAAGCATTCAGACCGCCCAGAAGGGTAGCCGCCGCGTACTGCTCACGGGTACGGGCATAGGACAGACCGAAGTCACGCGCAGCGGAAATGATATCCTTCTGCTTGTTGTCCTCCATGAACTCCTCGGTTACCGCAAAGCTGTTCTTCCAGGTTGCAGGCTCCAGGAACTTTGCATAGCTCTCCTGGCGGGAGTTGGTCGGGTATGCGCCGTTCTCGCCTACGTCCTCAAAGTTGCCGAGTGCGGTCATGCCGCCGTACTTCTCGCCGTAGTTGCTCGTGGTGTCCATGCAGAAAATCTTGCTAATCTGCGAAGTCTGCTCGAAGTCCTCAACCTCGTGCTCGATAATTGCCTTAATAGGCGCTTCGGACTTGCCAAACAGAGAATCGACAAGACCGGAGCCCTTAGAAATGATATTGCCTGCCATGATATAGTTACCTCCTTAGGTTAGGCTGCCGGGGTTACGAAAACGCCGCGTACAGTGGAATTGGTGGTTGCGCCGTCGGTGTCCAGAATCTTGAACACGCCGGAAGCGGTGGTTGCGGTAACGCCCAGCGCGTCAGTGCTCAGCGTAACAGCGGAGCCTACTGCGGTTGCTGCAACGGTCGCGGTGGATACGGTCTCAAAAACCGTGTGGTCGGTTACCTCGATTGCCGGGTAAGTACCGTCCGCTCTCTGCGGACCCATGATAATGTGGGTCGGCTTGGTGGTAGCTTCACACTTAGCCAGTGCGCCGCCAGTCAGATTTGCCGCCATGCCGAGAGAAAGACCGGCTGCACCCTTGGGGTATACAAACGGCTCCACGTCGCCTACGCGGCTGTATGCCTTGATAAACATAGAAACTCTCCTTTTCAGATACGTTTTTTGTAGTCAGCAATAATCTGCTGCTTTGTCCAGTTGGGGAATGCTGCGCGGTACCACTGCATTGTCGTGTCATCCACAACAACATCATCACCGCCCGCATTGCCTGCTGTGGTGGTCAGGTGGCTCTTGCCGTTGACGTTGTTCATTGCCTGCTGCTTTGCCGCTGCTGCGCGCTTGCCGGTCAGCTGGTCAAAGTTTGCAAGGCGGAACGCGTCAACGAGCGAATAGCCTCTGTTGACGTACTCGTTAAAAACGGGTGCGTTCGGGTGGTTTGCCAGTGCAGCAACGTCGGTAATGGACGGGTCAAGGTGGGAAATCTTCTTGATTGCCTCGTTCATCTGCCGCTCGCCCTCCTCCATCTGCACACGATCAAGCACTTCCTGTGCCTGCCGTACAGTGGGGTTGTTTGCGATCATCTGATCGAGCATAGACGGGTCAAGCCCTGCCTGCTGCATCTGGTCGCGCTGATATGCCTGCTGATACGCCTGCAAATCAGCCTCAGAGGTGATCGGCTTGTTGGTGTACGGGTCGAGCTGACCCTCGTACATCTGCCGAATGACCTCATCCTTTGCCGCCTGACGCTCTGCTGCAATGCGCTCGTTAAACTGCGCTTCCGCTCTGCGTCGTGCAGCGGCAAATCGTGCGTTATCTTCCGCACTCTGTACTCCCTCGGGCGCAGCTTCGGCGGTCTGCTGCTCGTTTTCGCCTGTTTCCTCGGGGCCGATGGATGCCGGTTCGGCGGATTCCGGCTCGTTTACGCCTGCCTCGGTGGTTTCCACTTCGGTTTCCATAATTTCTTCCATTTGGGTGTTCCTTTCCGGATTTTTACGCTGTTCCATGCGATTTTGGGCATAAAAAAACCGCCCTTTCGGACGGTTCCGCTATTCCCTTTTACTTGCCGCTCTTAGAGGAGCGCAGATCGCCGCCGGTCTTAACGGACGGCTTCTTGCCGGAAGTCTGGGTAAATACCGCCTTAACCTCCATGCTGCCGGTGTTCTTGATCTTACCGGCGTAACCGCTCTTATTTGCCATGCTATTTCACCTCCTTTACTACCTGCTTATAGTTTGAACACTGCGGGTTCCTGCAAATGAGCACAAGTTTCCCGTCTTCCGTGTCCGTCTTTGTGTCAATCTTACATACCGGACATACCAAGGCTGCCGCCTCCCTTCTGATAACTCGGCATGGTCTCCTGGCTGACATAGCCGGACTGCGTAATATCGGGAATGCCGTCTGCACTTGTTGCCATCGGCTGCATCATTGCCTGCTGCTGTGCCAACATCTGCTGTTGCTGTTCCAGCCGTTCGGAAAGCTGCTGTTTTACCTCGCTTGCCAGCGGGTAGTGCAGCCCCTCCATGATTGTCCAGAACGTCAAGAGACTCTGCATATCGGTCGGGTCTCCGAAACAGCCGTTTTCGAGGTTCATGCGTGCCTCCTGCCAGAGGTTTTCACGGTTGCCCGCAAGCGGTGCGGTCTGGTCAACGCTGAACAGAAATTCATCGTTCCAGTACGGTTCGCCCGCCTCGTCCACCTTGAGGAAGTCCATCTTGTTAAACGTGCCGTACATCTGCGTACCGTTGGTATCCTTGTAAACCATCGGCCGCGGCTCGTCCGAGTACGCCAGCAGGAACTTAAACATAACCTCGAACAAATCCGCATAGGCGGCGTTCTTCATCACCTTTCGGCTTTCCAGTCGTCCGGCGGTCTGTGCCGCTGCAAACTGCTTTGCCGTGCCGGATGTTGCGGTGCTGTCCTTGCGTCCCTGGAACGAATCCGTAATACCAATCAGATTACGCATTGCCGTGTAGGTGCTGTCCTCAAACGCCATATCGCGGGAAATATCCGGCTGCAGGGTCAGCACATCAACCATTGCTTTTTCTTCCGGGCTGTCAATCTCAAAAACCTTGAAATTCTCGTCCGTGCGTCTAATCTGCTTGCCCTTTGGCAGGGTGATAACCGAGCCGCCGCCCAGCAGCTTTTGCGAAATTGCGCTGTCGAGCTTGTTTACAAGCATCTGCTGATCCCGTATCATGTCCACGTCCGAGGACCCTAACAGCTTGCCGACAACGGACACATTGCGCCGCAGTACCACCGGATACACGTCCGGCTTGTAGTACGGAATCATGTCGTTTTCCTCGTGCTGCGTAACGGTTGGGTTGCCCTGTTCGTCAAGGCTGATATCCTCAACCATCTTGGTCATCGGAATACCGTTCTCATCCGTCCGCGCGAAGTCTTTGACGGTTTTCTGTTCACCGCTCTTACTGCCGCAGTACGGGCAGGTATCACCCTGCATATCCGCGCCGCACTTGCTGCACGTCTTAATGCGCCGCGCCTGATAGTCCTCCATGTACTCCAGCAGTACGTCATTGCACCACGCCACGCGCCCAATGCCGCCGTCAGCGTTGCGGAAGTATCCGATATTCTCCGTCACCAGATCATCTACCACGCTTTGCTCAAATCCGCGTGCGTCCGGCTGCTCCTCGTCCTCGGCGGATACGTCCTTGCCGTACTTCTTCTTGATATACTCCTTGCTCTGCGCGAGCTGAATAAAGAAGTAATCCATCTCCGGGATATTGTAAACGCCCGGCTGCGGAATAAACTGTTTCGGATGCAGCAGCGTAACACTCAGCGCGCCGCGTGTCGTGTGCGTCCGCTTGGTGTTGTCCCATTCCACAAGGAACAAATCGCCGCCGTGCGTCGGTGTCGTTCGCTCGTCCTGATCGTTTAAGCGCTCAAACGGCAGCCGGTCAAGCTCGTTGCGAATATAGTCCTCAATGGTTTTCGCAAGCTGTTCGTCCTCCTCGTGTCGCGGTGTAACCTTAGGCGTGGGAATATCGCTTGATACTTCCGCCTCAATGATTTCCGCTACCACGTTCCGCGCCACTACTGCATCTTGCGCTTTCTGGTTCTTGCCGTGAACCTTGTCGATCTTGTGCGTGCCCCGGTAGATTTCTTCCCGCTCGACCATCAGGTTTAATTCCGGCTGGTACTTGCTCCGCGCCTTGCTTAGCCTGTCCTGCCACTTCTTCAAAATCTGTTCGTCGCTTTTCCCCGTTTTATCAAACGGATTTTGCATTATATCACCTCATTTTCAAAACGGGTTGCCCCATTTAGACAATAGATACTCCTTGCCGCTCTTGTCGGCGTTGTAGTAGTCCTCGTACATGTCCTCTGTCCACTTGGCCCGCTTGCCCTTGGGCTTGTCCTCGGTGTAGCTCTGCTGTGTCCGCGCGTAGTAGGCGATAGCCAGCGCCATAACGCAGTCATCGTGTGCGCCCTGCTCCGCCTCTGCTCGTCCCTTCTCGTTCCGCACAAAGGTAAGCATTTCGCCGAGCGTGTCCGCGTCATTCAGCAGCTCCACGCTCTCGCGTACCACCTCAACCAGACCGGCAATAATAACCGGCCTTGTAACGCTTGTGGTCTTAAAGCCGTAGCTGTCGCGTGCTCTGTGCGTGTAGTTGTCCTCAGTCTGCCGGACGTACTGCCGAGGATACCGCAGCCGCTGCAGCTCCTTGATCGGGTAGCTGCTGTAATTGGCCTCTATCGCAATCAATGCCGTGTTGTAGTAGATGCCCAGACAATACATCTGCGCGGCGTATACATCCTCATCGAACTGATGTCGCAGTGTGCACACCTGCCGCCCGTTGGTGTTGTCGAGCACCTGCCCAACAAACCAGTCTGAGCCCTCGCCGGACGTGTCCCCGCCAATCACATACGGCACGCCGTCCCGCCTGTCCTGATAGATGGAGATATAACCGTCGTCAGCGTCCACCCACTTAATAGATCGGTCATCAATCCGCACCTGATTAGATACCGCGTCAAACCGTGTCGAGTATGCAAAGTACCCACGCTTAACCGGCTCCCGCAGCTCTGCCAGCCTGCCGTTGACCTTGGCCGCGTCAAAGATCGTCTTACCGATAACGCCCCACTGCCCCAGACAATACACTTGATAATAGTAAGGGTCGCTGTCTTTGTACCCTTCAAGCGTCCGCTTGTAGTCGTCGTCCAACCATGCGTTATCCTTGTAGGTGGTTTTCAGCGTCACCGCCCGCGGGTCCTTGCGGTCAAAAAACCGCTTTTTGAGCCAGTGCAGCACGTTGATCGGGTTAAACGAAAGCGTAATCTGTCCATGTATCCGCTTGCCTCGCAGACGGATATCAAGCTGATTAAAGTCGGCTTCTGCAATCTCGCTTGCCTCCTCAATCCATATGTCGGTCAGCTCGCCCTTGGGAAATGTAACAGATTTGATCTTCTCCGGGTCATCCAAACCCTTAAAAATACAGGCGTTGCCGGTCAGCCTGCATACAATTTTAAGATCGGTAACATCGAACAGGCTATGCAATCCCCAGCCGTTAATGACCTGCTGCAGCAGTGCAAACGTACTTGTTCGGTTTGTGTCACCAACCTTGCGGACTACAAGCACATTGCAAAGTGGCTTGCTCATCATGCGTACAACCAGCCGTTGCGCTGCAAATACAGACTTACCAGAGCCAGCGCCGCCGTATAACACAATATATCTGTGCTCATCATCCGAGAGCAGCGGCAGATACGCCGCGTTAAACGCCCGCTTGGGAATGTTCACTTGCACCCGCCGCACCTCCTAATTGTACAAAATGCGTATTTTGCATAATAAGCAACACCGTCCGTCTCTCCCTCTGGTATTTACCCCGAGAAATCCGGCACTCAGCCCCACGAAAACCCTTAATTTTGCAAGTCGCAAAGTCTAATCCTGCATATCAGGGTAAAAAAACAGACCTGCACCGCCCGAAAGCGGCTGCAAGCCGTTACTCTGTATCATTCATTTCGTCATCATCCAGCAGCTTAACCGTGATCGTCTGCGCTCCTACAATCTCCCGGCGTTCGATAAATGCGCCAATGCTCCGTGCGCGCAGCTCAGACGCTTTCAGACGGTCTTTTATGTCTGCCGTATCATCTCTCATGGTATCGCTCCAAAACGCGTTAATCTCCTGCATATCCGCCACACGGTCACGATCTAACAGTTCGTCACGGTCTGAAATGTACTGGTTAAGTTTGGTTAAATTTTGCGCTCCAATTACTTTTGCGTTATCGGGCTTGTAACCGGCAAGCCGTGCCGCCTCTGTAGCTGTCTTGCCTTGCTTGTAGTAATCAATCCATGCCCGCTGTTTCGCGGTCAGCTTGTCCATACTCTCACCCCTTACTTATATATAGACACAAAAAAGCCGCCCCGGTTACTTGGAGCGGCTTTTGTCTGCCTACAATATGTTACTTGTCCATGTCTGCCGTTATCAGCTTATATACATAGCTGTTCAGGCTCTCGCCCTTGCTGGCTGCATACTCCTTAATGCGTTCGCGTTCCCCCTTGGGTACTACGATATTAAGCCGATCGTATGCTTTCGCGTTATACTTATTACTCGCCCGTGTTCGTGCGTTTGGGTCAACTGCCATGGTATCACCTCCCTGTTATAGTGTACCACAGCCGTTATCATTGCTCAATTATACAATTCTACCAAATATCATTACTCAATTATGTTTACTTTGCCTATTGTTTATCATTGCTCAATGATATATACTGTAATCACAGCAAAGGAAAACACCAAACACCGAAAGGAAGTAATCAATATGTTAACTAACCGAGAAACCAACGCAGCAATCAAGCGCGAACTGAAAGCCGCAGGCTACAACACCAAGTCCTTCAAGGTATCCGTTAAGGATTGCGGATACAGCACCAGCGCACACGTTACGATCAAGGACCCGACCGTAAAGCGCAGCGACATTGAAAAGCTGCTTGCTCACTGGGACGAGATCGACCGCGACGAGCGCACCGGCGAAATCCTCGCAGGCGGCAACTTTTATATGTTCGTCGATTACGAGTACGGCCTATTTGATGAGGTATCCGCCAAGTATATCGACGAGGCGGAAAAGGTGCTCAGAAGCGCCGAGGACATCGTAACGGTTCACCCCGGTCTCCTGTACTATGACTACCGCCTGCACGACAACAAAAGCCGTTGCACCTCCATTGGCGGAGTGAAAGAACTTGCTAAGTACATTTACCTGTATCAGCAGTTCGGCACGATCGGCGCTTAAAAGGTTCTCGCGGGTTCACCCTTAAAGCCCGCACCCAAAATCTTTAATTTGGAGGTACACACCATGAAAACCAATTACCCAATCCTCACCAAGCAGAACGCAGTCATCGGCAACAAGTACGCATCCGCAGGCGATGGTTATATCACCCTTAATCGTATCTACCGCATCACCGAGCAGCAAGCTGCCGAAAACTGGCTTTCCTGTCTCGATCGTTACGAGGCCGTCACCAACAAAGGCGATACTCTCAACGCCGCATTTCCTGATAGCGACCTGTTCGATTTTAACCGTTGGAACTAACCACGCACCCGCCCCGGAGGAACGAAGGCAGAAAGGACCCATCATGACTAAGCTAATCGCCATTATCGCCGCCCTGCTGCAGATCGTACCGGCCACCCGCACCATTTCCGGCGAGGTATACCGCATCGACTACCCGACCGGCACGCAGGACGCGCCCATTGTTACCATCGTCACCGAGGACGGCAACAAGTGGATCACAGATGACTACATCGCACCGCGTCACACGCCGCTTGAGATCACATTCAGCACCAACAGCACCGCGGACGTAACCGACGACGAGATCATCTCCATCGCATCCACCTGGACGCGTTAAGCATGGGAGCCTCACCGCTCCCTCCCATTCTCCCGCCCGGCTCACGCACCCGCGTCAGAGTATTTTCTAAATATCATGACAAACCCCGCTCACCAAAGCCATAAGGTGAGCGGGGTTTCCCATTATACGACTGTTTCGGTTTTGCAGGACTTGCACCCGCTTTCAGCTCTATGCAAACCGGTATACCTCCACAGGGAGGTATGAACGCTTTCGTTGCGCCTGAACGCCGGGCTTTTACCGGTGATCTCTCAGCTGTCCAGAACGGTTTGTATGAAATCCAGAGAGGTATAACCTCACTTTCGCAAGTTTACTTGTGTTTCCGTTCTGTGTGATTAGGTATGCTTATCGCAAGAGATAAACAGACTGTCGCTCATTTGCAGCGTGTACTTAGCTGCCCGAAAGCGGCTTTTCGGCTTTGTAACTTTGTACCGGTGGTTTTGCTCTCGGCTTACTAAGTCCGTGTGAGTGCTTATCCGGTCAGCACTCGCCCTCTCGATATAGGCTGCTCGGCGTCTCTGTCCGTCGTGTCACGCGTCTCTATCGGTGCGTAATCCGGCTGATTCCCTTGTTAGGTTACAGCGGGGAGCGCCCCCAGTCGCGGCGTGCCTGCAAGCACCCGCTGAACTCTGCAAAGCTGTTGCAGCAGCTTCACAGGCGTTCGGAAACAGTGCTCGTCTTTCCGAGCCGCCAGAATCATTATCGCCTTCGTTGGAGGCGTTGCGCTCCCTCCGCCTCATGCAGCTTCGGGAACAGATTGCCTTGCACGTCGTCCACCATGCAAGGCTTGCCAAAAGTCCGCCATGTTGCCCTTGGCTAAAAAGGTTCTGTACGTTACCCGTCCGGCCTCACGCAGCCATCCGGGCATATCGGCGTGCCGCGCAAATGACACGCCAACGATAGAAAGGATAATCAATGCCTTCGTTCCGCGAAAGGCGCTCCGCCGCCCTCATGCAGACTTTGGAGCAGGTCAGCGGCAGGTCTCCCCACCGCTTAAAACGGGACTTTAGGTAGAAATGGAGGAACGAAACTCCGTGATTCTGCTCTTACGAGCTTTTATCACAATACTATTATAACACCAGTTTTTGTGGTATAGTGTGGTAAGTTTTCCACAGATTCATGCACAATCTGTTAATAACTTCTCCACTTCCCGCAGGGCGCGAACGTGCATCCGTCCGCGCACATGGTCCTCGTTGTAGTGTATCTTTTCGGCGGTCTCTCTCCACGTTCTACCGTTCACGTAATGTTCGATCAGCAGCGCCCGCAGCGCCGCATCCTGCACCTTAGCCGTTGTGCTGATAATCTCAGCCTTAATCAGCGCAAGCCGTTCCTGTTCTCTCTGTATCTTCTCGCTGAGTGCAAGGTAAGCATCGGCTTTGTTTGCGGTCACGTCACCACCGCCGCCCGGCGTGTCCTTGATCGTCGCCGTTGCGCTTGTCGCCCGCGTCCACGCCCTTACTCTTGCTTCCTCCAATGCTGAGATCGACTTTTCCAGATCAATCCCGCGTCTGAGCCATTCCTTAGTCGTCGTGTGCTGTCACCTCTTCCGTACCAAATTTCGTGTATCTTCTCCGGCGGCTGATCTTATCCGCTTTTCTTGTGCATTCCGTGCCGGGTTCGCACCCTCTCAGCTTGCCAGTGTCAATCATGTAATGACACGCCCACAACTTAGACCCTTGGCTTGTCCCCAGTACCCGCCAGTGAGCACAGCCGGTGCATTCGCTTTTCTTTCTCATTCCAGTGTAATGTCATGCTCCTTTAGTTCGTTTACCAGATCGTCAACATCGATATAGCCCTTGCCAATACTGTCCGAAATGTAGTTGACCTCATCCCAAACACGCCTTAGACGAACATATCCAAACCCTTCCTTGTCTCGCAGTGCCGTGAACAAAATCGCCCACGCAGAAGTGATTGCAATATCCATTGCTTCCTTCTTGGCCTTGTTCACATCAGCCAGCGTCGCAGGTCTCCGCCTCGGGTTGACCTTCTTTTTCTTCGCCATTCCCGTACCTCCAGTTTTCATACCGCCGCATCTCGTCCAGATACTGCCGCATCTCCGCGCTATACCGCTTCACTCGTCCATCCGCTCCAACATATCAAGGTACTTTCTCGCCATCGCCGCCACCTGAATTGCCTCGCAAGCCGCCGCTTCGGCGTACTGTTCAACGAGAGCCACATACTGCGCCGTCGGGATACCGTCACGGATACGGTGCCAGAGCTGCTCCATTGCCAACTCGATACTGTCGCATTCTTCTCGCAGTTCCTCGGCTTCCTCCTGCATTACCGCCCAACCCTCGTGCTCCGAATGGAACTGTGGGAATCGCTCATTTGCAGATTCCAGTTCCTTTTTCACGAGCTTTTCAACATCTTCACTTACTACGTTCATCGTTTTCCTCCCTCAAACACAAATCATCGGTGGGTGCGGAATCTCCGTATCTACCGGTTTCCACAGGTGCAGGCAGTACGGATGGTTGTTGATGTACTCCGACTTAGGCGGGTGGAACTGCATAACGCGCTCATCCTCGCCGAAAAACATATCCTTAATCGCACACATCTCGTCCCACGTTGGGCAGCACTTGCGCTGTGCAGAGCCGGGCGAAACGCTGACGTGCTCCCATCCCATTCCATTGCTTGCAATCACTCGGAACGACTTGCCGCCGACATACACCTTAAAAACACCGTTCCCGCTGTCGCCGGTGCAGCCGTAAAACTCGCGTTCTCTGTCTTTCAGCCGGAACTTGTCCAACTTGTGCAGGTTAATCATTCTTCCACCACCTCATACGTCTTTGCGAACACATCCGGCTTGCAGGGGTAAAACTCGCCGTTTACACCCTTGATGATGTAGTCGCCAGTAGATGCCAGCATAGTTCCCTCAAGAGTTAAAACAAGGAATGTTTTCTTGTTCTCACTCCACACGACTTTCATTCCGCAAAATTTGTCGATTTCCGTCTGGTTCTTGCCCGTCCACCGGACAGCCTCAATAACCACAGGCTTCTTGCGATACTTCATTCTTCCACCTCCTCAATCAGCCGGTTCAGATACCACCGTGCTTTCTTCAAATCCTCCACACCGTTCTTCTGCCGGTGTCGCCACAGGTACTTAAACGCATTGCACAGACAAAAGTCCTTTACCGCCTCTACGCCAAACGCCGCCTGCATCGCGTCGATGCACTCGATACCGCCGGACGTGTAGTGCGCCGGACGGTTTACCGGGTCGGGCTTTTCTGCTTCGAGATACTTCTCGACATATTCGGTTATGTCATCCGTCGGATTGGACACACCAAGGGTTCGGCGCTTCGGCTTTACGTCCTCGCCGTGCTTCTCGACTGTCTCGGCAATGGTGGGCGTGCCGTCCTCGATCACCTCAAAGCCAAAGTATCGCGCCGTCTCTCTTTGGTGCTCGACTGCATAGGCATAGCAACTATCCTGCTCTGTGAGTGCCTTGTCTTTAATCTCGCAGCTTCCACAGTGGTAGTGAGTTCCTGCAAAACAGGTTTCATGCAGCAGTGCGTCGATATCGTCGTACACTTTCCCGTCTTTCTTAAACTTCATCGTTTTTCTCCTCCATCATTTCGTTCAGCCTGTCGGCAATCAGATCGTACTTGTGCTCTACCCAGATGCCATACACGAAGAAGATAGTTGCCGTTACGATAAAAGCATAGCCGAGAATATCACCCATTGTTTTTCCTCCTGTTCCATGCCTTAATTACGTCCTCAACCGCGCTCGTTTCGATGCGCTCGGTGTCGGTCAAAATCCGTGTGGTTGCACCGCACTTGGGGCAAAGCACTCTCACGCCGTTGCTTACAAACAGGCGAGCTTTTCCCCCGCAAAACGGACAGGGTTTCAGTTCAATCATTGTCTGCACCTCCGTTCAAGTAATATACCCAACGTCTTTTCTTTTCGGGTGGACTAACGTAATAGTCCCTTTTTCGGCTTCCAGTCCACGCCTTACCGCCTGCTTCTCCCTCACAAACAAAATTGCTTGCTTTCAGGCTTGCTCCATTTTCGCTTTCCAGTGTGTAAGTAATAACACGGTGATACCCCATGTTTCGCGCAATCCGCAAACAGGCTCCATACAACTTAGAGCAGGCGTTCCGAGTGCCGTCCGTACAGTTGCGATAGATTTCAAGTGTTCTGCCATCGTCAAGGTGGCGCGACACCGGTCTGCCACAAATAGCAACACCGTGCAAATCATCATTGTCCATGACAGCGATTGCAAATTTTCCACCTACCGGAGCAATATTGTGCCTGTGATAGTGTGCAACATACGCTCTTGCACCTTTCAGTCCGATAGGAACAATTTCAAGGCTCATCAACTGTACCTCCGTCCATCTTTGCGCCACAATTAGGGCAATAACCATACAGTTTGTGTGCCGCTATCGCTTCGCTTACAAATCTACATTTTGAGCAAACCCAAAACCCAGCATCAAAGTTTGCACTCTCAATCCACTTCCCATGCACCACCGGCATAACGTCGGCGGCGGGCAACGCCTTAATCCTCTCTGCGTACCAACTCGGATAATGCGCGTCCGGCGGTTCCCTTAAGATTGCATCCAGCGCGGCTTGCTTCTCGATGTATTCAGCCATTGTTTCCTCCCATTCCTCACACCGACAAGTTTTCGTGTGGTTTCTATTAACCGTTGTAATATTTCTTCTCAATCATCTGGTCAATACAGCCTTTGTAACTCCCCCGGTGAACTGTCCGGATATGGCCCTTGTGCCATATCCATTTCCACCAAGGGAGACAACCCTTAAAATGGAAGTCATGTTCTCCATCTTTGTCCAGCCACATCCAATGTGGACAAGAGCATTCATTTAGAAAAGCTGGTAGGTACATGACCTTTATAGATGGATTTCGCAATTTTGCCTTCATCATTTCGAGGAAGCAGTTACTATAAAACTCGTCCCTCTCTTCCGTATGCTCGATGTATTCACCCATCGTTTTCCTCCCATTCCTCGCACGTCTCATCTTTCAACCGGAAATCTGCCCGGTGTTCGCTGTCACCGTTGCAGCAGACACCCTCAAATGCTGCATACCATCGGCAGGTTTTGCAGGTGTTCATCCGCACACCTCACCGAACGTCACATTCTCTGCCGTAATGTCTCGTTCTGCCGATTTGCAATTTTCCACTGCAAGCTCATAGTAGCTCTTTTTCAGCTCTATGCCGATATGTCTGCGTCCCATTTTGATTGCTTGATATCCAGTCGAGCCGATGCCGTCGAATGGGTCAAGCACAATATCCCCCGGATTGCTCCACAGTTCCACGCACCGCTCAATCACTGGAAGTTGCAGCGGGCAAATGTGCCGCTCGTCCTTTTCCTCCTTTGCTGCTTTTCGGTTAAGCGTGTCGCTCTGGTTAATGTCCCACCACGTCGGGCTTGCGTATTCTTCCCATATCGGGCTTGCCACTTGCTGCCAGTGATCTACCGGATAGCTTTCGTTCGTGTGCTCCACTCTTTCCGGGTTATCTCCGGGTTTGCGGAACGTCACCACATAATCCGGAATGCCCATTCGGCTCATGCAGGAATCTTTCTTGATCTGCTTATGCAGCAATCCCAGAGCTTTTGTGCGCTGCATCGCTGTAACCGGATTCTTCCAAATGCACACCTCAGAATGATAAATAAACCCGATCGACTGCATCCAGCGAATTACATCTCCGCGAAAGTCTCGAATCCCGATGTATCCGTCTCGTTCCTTGCTTGTCGGTAAATTCATGCAATGAATAGAAACATTGCGTCCCGGCATCATCACGCGAAACCATTCTTTTCCGAGGAACATATATTGATTGGCAAACTCCTCATACGTTCTGCTGTTGCCCATATCCCTGTCACTGTTCGAGTATGTATACAAGGACGCGAACGGAATGCTCGTCACCGAAAAGTGAATACTGTTGTCCGGGATTCCTTGCAGAACTTCTACGCTATCGCCGTTATAGAGGGCAAAGTTTTTGCCCTCGTACTGATCTAACACCTTCATGCCGTCAACCATTCCGGGATTTTCATTTCCACCTGCGGATTGTATGGAATTACGATGCGAACCGTCCCCCGGATTTCCTCCTCTAAAATTTCTTTTGTATGCTTTACCATTTCCGCAGTCATTTCTGCGCACTGACGTTCCTTGCGCTCGACATTAGCCTTTACTGCGCCTTCCGCCGCCGATGTAACGATATGCACGTTTACCGTGTTCTCCTGACCAAAGCGGTAACACCTTCTGATCGCCTGATACATCATTTCGTAACTGTCTGACAGTCCAACAAATATCATGTTATGGCATCCTTGCCAATTCAATCCGAAACCAGCAATAGAGGGCTTTGTAACTAACACACGGATTTCTCCATCTGTAAAACGTCGCAGTCGTTCCGCTTTGTCTCGTGGTTTGTCGCTGCCCCGAATCTCTACCGCGTCATCAATCAGCTTTGTTAGTGTTTCGCTCTCATCGTTCAGATCACACCACACAAGCCACTGTCCACTGTCCGTTTTCACCAGTTCCGCAGCTTTTTCGCACCGTTCCTTCAAACTGTTTCTTCTCGCTTCCCGGCGTTCGCTCAACGTCTGTGCGACCTCTGTGAACAACGTCAAGTTGTCGTTCATGGTCTCTTGATGTACTTCTACCAGATGTTCGTGTGTGTGCATCTCAGGCAAAATATACTCATCTGCCGGATATCCGAGATCAGCAGGACTCGTAAGTACCACAGCCCATTCCGCGAGCCATCCCCAGAATTTATCTTCCGCATGGCCTTTCAGTCTCCACTTGCTTGTATTTGCACCATCGTGGATGAAGAATGTTGCAAGCATTTCTGTCCGGCTCATTACGCCCAGGAATTCCGCTTGATTGCCCAGCTCCATGTAATCGTTCGGTGATGGCGTTGCAGTACAGCTCAATTTATATTCCGTTTCGCGGAACAAATCTATAATCTGCGTTCTCGTCTTGCTCGTGAAGTTTTTCAATATCGAACTCTCATCCAGCACCACTCCGCCAAACGATTCTGCCGTGAAGTGATCGAGCATTTCATAGTTTGTGATATTCACGCCAGCAGACACATCACTCATGCTTCGGCACACCGTCACACAGTAGCCGAATTTTTCTCCCTCGCGTTTGGTCTGCTCTGCAACAGCCAGCGGTGCGACGATCAATACAGGTCTTTCTGTATGTTCCGATACACTCTGTGCCCACTCAAGCTGCTGGATTGTCTTTCCAAGCCCGCAGTCCTCAAACAACGCCGCGCGCCCTTTTTTTAAAGCCCAGAAAACAATATCTTTCTGCCACGCGAACATCTTATCATTCATTTCTTTGCGGTCTTTGCTAAAACCAGAACTGATAACGTGATGTTCCTTTCTTCGCAGGAACTCCTCATACTTCATCCGTCTCATCCGCTCCCAAAATCTCAACCACAATCCTCGGATTCTTCGCATCCACCTCAAAGTGATCTTCAAATCCTCGGATATTCTTCCAACCGTCGTTACTCAGATACCTCGCCTTAACAAGCGCATCCTGAATAACCTTGCGCCCAAACGCGCAGATATTGTCCTTATCCCGCCGCCGGTCTTTTTCGTACCACCGGTACACCATGTAAACCGGCTCCTTAAACTCCACGTTTCCGAGCTGTCTTGCCGCGTGCATCACAACGGTTTCGCACTTCTTCTTGAGCTGTGCGCCTAAGTACCGATTGCGCCGTTCCGCCTCGATCAGCTCATTCAGTCCCGGCAGCGGACCTTTTATCACGAATTTCAACTGTACCTCCAGTCTGCAGCCGAGAACTTGCCGCTTGCAAGGTGCATCATCATGTCGATCTCACCCGTTCCCGCGTGCCTGTTCTTCGCCACGTTTACCTTCACCTGCACGCTCTCGGCTTTCTCGTCCTCGTCGTACATATCCGGCCGGTGCAGCAGAATCACGCTGTCCGCGTCCTGTTCAATCGCACCGCTGTCTCTCAGGTCTGACAGCATCGGCTTTTTGTCCGCTCTGCTTTCCGTCCCTCGGTTCAGTTGTGCCAGACAGAGAACCGGCACGCCCAACGTCCGCGCAAGCACTTTCAGCTCACCAGAAATTTCGGTAATCTGTTCGTACCGGCTCCGCAGTCGCATGTTCGGCTTAATCAACTGTAAGTAGTCAATGACCACCAGCCGCAGGTTTTTCACCTTGCGTGCCATCGTCCGTATTTCGCTTACACCGCACCGTAACGTCTTGTTTAAGTACAGCGGAACATTTATCAAACTGTGTCCCGCACGACTTGCAGCGGCGATCTCGTCGTCCGTAGCACCGCCGAGCAATAACTTGCTTGCCGGAATCTTGCAAATCCGGCTCACACGTCTTGCGGTCAACTGCACAGAATCCATTTCGAGCGAGATAAACAGCACACCGCCCTGCTTTGCCACGTTGTCCGCAATCTGTAAGCTGATTGCCGTCTTGCCGCAGCCGGGTCTTGCCGCCAGTACATACAGTCCGCAGTTGAGCATACCGCCGCCGAGAATCCGGTCCAAGTCCTCAAATCCGGTCTGCACGGAAACCGCGTCGCTGTCCAGCCTGTCCCAAAATTCCAGTGCAGCGTTCTCGCCGCTGATCAGCTCGCCTTCCGCGTGCTCTGCCAGCTTTGCAAGCTGCTGTGTCATTCCGTCTATCACCTCGGACGGGTCCGCATTTGCAATAATATCCGTATCTGCCGCACTCAGTACCTCGCGGATACCGCGTCGCAGTGCAGCCTTGCGTACCTCTGCGATATGCGGTTCAAGGTCTGCGTTCCCGCTCGGTGCGATCTCCATCAACTCGTAAAAGTACGAGCGTACCACGCCGCTTTCGTTTGCCGCCTTTGCCGGATCTACGTCCTCGCCTCGGTTGTCGATCCGCTGCATCGCCTCAAAGATTTCACGGTTCGCTTCCACCGTGAAGTCCTCCGGCTTTAATTCTTCCAGTAATCGCCGTGCCGTCTGCGGGTTTGTAATCGCCGCACCGATCAGCAGGTTTTCGCTGGTGATGATATCAGTCATACACCTTCACTCCGTTCACAATCCGGTACTTTGGTTTTTCCGGTCTGGTCTCCGTGATTCTGTCCCAAATAATCCCGCGCCAGTTGTTTGCCATACTCAGCCGGATAACCTCAGCTACCGCCTGTTCTCCATGCCGCTTTACGCGGTTTTCAATCTCGGTCAGCAGAGACTTCAAGCCGGTTGACTTGTACGCCTCTCTGCGTTCCTTCTTGTAGTTCAGCCAGTCCCGCACCGCAGATCGTACCGGTTCATTAAAACGTGCCGTCTGGTCGGGTTCCTTCGGCTTGTCCGCTTTCGGCTTCGGTGGGCATGCCGGTGTCGGCATTTCATCTGGTGTGCTCTGGTACTCGTCATACTTTGCAACCGTAACGATGGTGTAATGCCGATTGGTTTCCACCGTGATTTCGCCGGTCTTTTTCAGTTTGCCGAGTGCCGTCCGTACCTGCTTCACAGTAAGCCCGCTTTCCGCCGAGAGCGCCGCATAGCTTGTTGCGAACGCACCACGCGGTATTTCTATCCCCTGCCACTCACAAGCCTTGTAATTGGCCCTCAGCAGGACGTGAAGCCATAGCTTGCAGGTGGGGAGGTCTTTGTACCATCCCCACTCCGTAAGCGCACGGTGCAGTTTAATGTGCCCGTTCATCGTTCCTCACCTTGTCTTAAAACGGTGGCTCGTCATCGTCCGCCTCATCGGTCGGAATAAAGTCGCTTGTCTGTCGGCCGCTGTTCTCGCGGTTCTTCTTCGTCTCGCCGAAGGAAACATCCTCGCAGTTGATCTCAATCGCAGTGCGGTTGTTGCCGTTCTGGTCTTGCCACTTGCGGGACTGGATACGGCCAACAACGATTGCCATCATCCCCTTCGAGAACCACTGTGCAACGAATTCTGCATGCTTGTTCCATGCAACGCAGTCGATAAAATCGGTCTGCTTCTCGCCGTTCGCGTCCTTGCGATCACGGTCAATCGCCAGCGTGAACGAACAAACCGCCGTTCCGCTCTGTGTGTGTCTCAGCTCCGGGTCACGCGTCAGGCGACCCATCAAAATTCCCTTATTCAGCATTTGCAAATCTCCTTCGTAATGTAACTCTTGAGTTCTTCCGGCGTGTAATACACCCGAGCGCCGATACGCACGCAGCGGATATAACCCGCCTTGTGGATTTCGTCCAGTGTGTCCACGCTGATATTCAGCGCGTCCGCCGCTTCCTTGCGCGTCAGCAGTAACTTTTCCATTTATCGTCCCGTCCCTTTCGTGTACTTCTGCTTTTCCTCGTCCCACAGCGGATAAATGCTTTCGAGGTACTCCCGCATTTCCCGCTTGATTTCCTTGCCGTCACCCTGGTCCATCTCCCGATGACACTCCGGGCACAGCATGACTAAATTCGTCGGAATCCCCATGCCTCCGCGTGCTCTCGATACAAAATGGCACGCTTGCAGAACACCGCCTTTCCCGCAGTGGCGGCAAATACCGCCGTCCCGGTCGTAGCATTCCTTCCAAACCGCCGGACTAATGCCGGTAAACTTGGTCTGCCGTCTCATTCTTCCATGTCCTTTCTCGCCGCACGTTCCAGCCTACGCTTTGCCCTTCGCCTGTAGTCCTTCTTCATCTTCGCCCATCCGCTGTGATTTCGTGCCCAGCAGGCAAAGCGATAGCCGGTTTTCCAGTACCCCGGCATAACGCGCTTGTAGCTGTTAAACCTCATACCTCGCGCTCCTCCGGCTTCCACTTACTCAGCCAGCCGATCACCGTGCTTTCCGGTTCGGTCTCAATGCCCTGCTCCTTGCAGTCCTGCACGATCAGGTTGATAAGCCGTCCCATCTGTAACGTGTTGTAAGTGGATGAGCCGTAGTAACACAGCAGATAACCGCCATTGCAATCCTGCGTCACCCATCCGAGACCTTGCTTGCTCCACAGGTCAGCGATAAAGTCTCTCTGCTGACCGTTGACGTACGGCACAAGTCGGTAATTCTCCCCGATTTCCGGGATGTACTGTCGATAGACTTCCTCCCGCTTGATTCCCAGCTTTGCAGCCAGTTTTGACATCATTTGCCAAGCATAGGCATTTGCCCGCCCGGAACGCTTGTCGTACTTCTTCTTGACCTCAGCGGTATAAGTCTTTCCCTCTTTGAGCTGTTCGCACTCCACCCGCGCCATAGGCGCGTTCTTGATGTGCAGACACAGCCAGTTTCCGAGGTCATTGTGCACTACCTGCGCACGATCGAATTCATGCGTCATTCTGCACCGCCTTGTGCTGTTCTGCCTTGATCGCGTTCCACTTCGGTTCAAGCTCCAAAATCGCAGCATTCATCTTTACAATGTCGTTTTCGTCCTTCTGGTACTGCTCACGCCATAGCTTCGACGACGCATCTGCATCTTTGCCGCTGATATCATAAAGCAGCTTCTTTACGTGTTTTGCTTTCTTCTGAACTTCGGTCAGTTCGACCGGCGGCGGTACAAGTTCAAACCGTGCTTCTCCTTTTTCATCCTCAATCACAAGGCCGGAAATCTTGCGCTTGTCATACTGGATACTGCGCACACGGAACGACTGCTTGCACTTGATTCTGCCGTTTTGCTCGGAATACTCTTTATCCCTGAGCCGAACCCAAATCATAGGAGCCGTGTACAGTTCTCGGCCAATACCCCAGTTGGTGCACGCCCGCTTAAAGCTATCGCTTGCCTGTCCCTTCTCCTTCTCGGTATTGCTTTCCGTTCCTACGTCCTGCTTTACAACCCACTGTCCTTTTTCTGCATCCCAGACAGAGACATTGCAGTAAAGCCGACCGTCGATGATAACGTGTTCGCGCTTCCAGTTTGTCTGACCGTACACCTCGTCCAGAATGGACATATCGCAACGTGCGTCCTTGTAGAGCAGCAACGAACACGATACGTCATACTGAGACTTTGACACCTGCGCTACGCGGCACTCGATCTCGTCTGCATTAAGCAACCTGATGTTCATATCACTTCACCTGCAAATTCATGTTTTCTACCATCTCCGCGCCCGGTACGGCCTCGCCGGATTTCAGCAGCTTGCCGATTGCCGTCTTGTCTGGCTTGCGGTCGATAACCACCTTGCACAGGTCGTCCGGAACCATTACGTCGCTCGTAATGTTCACCTGCATACTCTTGCGGAACGACAGCGCCGCCTTGGCCGTGCTGATCTTGTATTTGCCTACAGCAAGCATACTGTCCGCAAGGTGCTGCTTCATGTGTTCAAGGCGCTTCTTGGTCGCATCCTCTCGCGCCTTGAGATTGTCCCGCTCGTTCTTGAGCGCCTTAACCTCCGCGTCAAGGTTCTTGATGGTGACGGCATACGCTTCGGCCTTGTCCTCAAACGCCGCGTCCAGACCGTCTACAGCCTCAAAGCCGCTGACCTCGCCGGTCTCCGGGTCTACCGTGATAGCCTGCATTGCAGTCGCAAATTCCTGCGTCAATTCGTATAAATTCATGGTTCGTCCTCCTGTTCAAAGTCCTGCACAGCAATCCGTAAATCAAGCAAGAAGTTCTTAATCTCGATGCTGAATAGGTGTTTGTAATCCTCCAGATACAGCCCGATAGCTGTTTCCGCCTCGCGCATATCTTGCAACCGGTTAAGTCGCTCCTGATCTGCCCTCTCCGGCGGCTCTAACGCCCGCTCGGGGCAGCCGGTCAGTGTATCACGCATTGCGCAGTGCCTCCAATACTTCTTCGACGCTTACGCGCTCCGGTAAATCGCCCTGCCACTTATACCAACTGTCGTCTCCGGAGATTGGCGTGTAATGAGCTTTTACGCCGTCAGGCTTTCCACCCTTCATTTTGAAAATCCATACTCCGGAAGTGCAATCCAAACTGGATACATTCACCTCTACGCCGCTCTCCGGCTCTTTGTCGAGCACAATGTCGAGCAGCTTGTGAAACAGCTTCCTGTTTTTGTCTTTCATTATTCATCCACCTCTATAATCGCGCCGTTTTTCAGCATATAAAACGTATCCGATTTGATGGTTTCTCCATCTACGCAAACAGCCTGAACGCCTAAAATGTGCATTTTTTCATCACGTTCCGTGAGCACCAACCAACAGCCGACAGCACCTTTCGCTTTGCTGCCATACCCGGTAACGACCGCAATGCTTTCCGCTCCTCCAACCGTGGCGGCGCTCTGGTTGCCCGTATTCGTGGCGGCGCTCCGGTTGCCCGTATTCGTGGCGGCGCTCCGGTTGCCCGTATTCGTGGCGGCGCTCTGGTATCCCGTATTCGTGGCGGCGCTCTGGTATCCCGTGTTATTCTCTTTCGCGCTCTTAAAATCCACTTTTTCCAGAATGAACTTCACGCCAGCCTGAATCAGCCCCGAAAGGCCAATCTCTGTTTCAATCTTTATTTTTTTGCCAACCCGCTTGCTGTCCTTCCCAGTCTGCTCGTTAGTATCCAAATCTACCTCGCAGTAACGCGAATCTGCCGGGTTGTAGTATCCGAATACGTCCATCGGGTTCTCGCAGGCGTGGAAACCCTTGTGGCAAATATCCGCCGTGTTTTCCTCGTACTCTTTGCCGATTTCGTACTGAAAACCACGGCATTTCAAGTCCTTGTCAAAGCCTTTGTAGCATTTCACTTGCTTTTTCTCCTCTCCGGTGCTATAATCACCGTAAACCTATTTTTCTTTGCCGCTGTTCGGATTGCCGTCCGTCAGCGGCTTTTCTCATTCCTGCATGTATTCCAGCTCACCGCTGAGCGGTGCAAAGCACTGCGGGAACGTGTTGCCGTAGATATCTTTCAGCAGTACAAACCGCCATCCCATGCGATCTACGGTCTTAACCTGCTGTGTCGGCATCTTTGCCATCTTCTCGCAGCGCTGCTCCAGTTCGTCCAGTGTGCATACATCCTCCGGTCTAAAATCCAGTCCGTCCTTCTTGTGTGGTGCAAACCGCATCACTCTCTCGGTATCAAACGCCGAGCCGTTAATTTTTACTACCATGCTTGTCCTCCGTTCTCATGCTGATCGTCTTTGCGCTCTCGCGCATTTGCAAGCCGTACTTAGCAGCGGTCATCGCCTTGCCGATAACCCGTGTCTGCATTGCCTTAACCGCCAGCGTTCTTTTTCTGCTGCTTGTCATGTCCGCATCGTGTCCTCTCTCACGCCAGAATCAACGCTGTTCGCGTTTCTTCGTGCCGCGCATGTAATTTCATGTCCGCAGTTCAAAAGCGATTGTGGCGCATTCTCACGCGCTGTTCATACTTCCGCTGTTCATAAGCACACAGCAGCATGCTTGTCCTTGCGGCTACCATGCCGATTGCCAGCAAAGCAAACATGATAGCCGCTCCGCTGAACAGGTCAATCCTGCCATTCTCAGTCATACCGCCAGCAAATAGCGTGCCGATAAAGCAAAACCCTGACAGATAGCCGTAGCGTTTGTAGGTCATCGGTTTCATCCCCTTCCTCGCGTGCGCGTTATATACTCTCGAACGTTAGTGAGAGAGTATATATATTCTTATATTCTTTCTCTTGTTGCCCTTTGTCTGCCCTTGGAGTGCCTTTTGTTTGCCCTTGGTCTGCCCTCAGACATTCCCGATACGCCGCTTTGCAATGTCGCTTGCAACATCGCCCAGGTAGTAAACCACCCGTCTTTCGCCGGGCACTCTCGGTGCACCGATAACCCGCTTTGCGGTCTCTCTATCGCTCAAACCGTACACTTTCATGCACTGATTAAGCGTTAAAAGTACCGCTCCGGGGTACTGCTGCAACAGGTCATTTTTGACCTCCTGCCGCAAGGCTTTGTACGTTCGTTCCTCCAAATTTGCACCTCCGTTCTGTGTGCCCTTGGTGTGCCCTTCATTCGTCCTCGTCCGCGTGAAGCATCGCCCACACAATAAGCAGAACCATTTCGGCTCCCAGTGTCGCCAAAACTCCGGCGGCGAATGGTGAAATGTACATTGGTATCACCTCCGCTTGCCCGACCTTTCCGCCCGTGATAAACTGTCAGGGAAAGGAGGTGCTAAAATGACCCGTCTGCAAAGCGAAATTCAGTCCTTCAAAAATCGTTACTCTGTTCATGGGGATGAGCCTGTAACGAAAACCGAGCTTGCTGAATTTGCACGTCGGCTCGCCGATCTTCTTAACGAGTTGGCGAAATAAACCTCGCGCCCGCTGTCACTTCTCAATGGCGGGCGTTGCCTTTAGCACGCCCTCTCGCGCCAGTGCATCGGAAAGCCGCTCTTTTGCGGCCAGATACTCCGCATACAGCCGCGCGATCTCGTTGTCCTCGTCCAGTCGGACGTACATATAGATTTCCTTCTCCATGTTCTCACCTCCTACGCGCTCTCGTTGTCGTGCCGGTCAATGCCGAGCAGATAATCCGCAGTGACACCGAACAGCCGTGTCATTTCGATGATCTTAGAAGACGGAATATCCGTCTTGCCAGACATCCAGGACTTGAACGTGCTGTACGAAACGCCAAGCTCGCGAGCTAAAGCCGCCTTGCTCAAATTGTTGCGACCTCGTTCCGCATCAATATTCGGAAACATACTTTTTCACCTCCGTTTACCCGAAACGGGTTAATCACTGTCTATACTATACACCCATTGCGGGTTAATGTCAACGGTTAAACAAAGATTTTTTACCCAATTTGGGTGATTTTTTTATTGACACGCAAACAGAGCAGATATATAATAGAACCATAGTAAGGAGGTGCAACAATGGGAATACCCGAAAGGCTTGTAGAAGTTCGAGAACGTAACGGTTACACACGGAAACGGCTTGCAGAAGAATTAGGCAAGCCTTATGCCACAATCACCAAATACGAAAACGGTGAACGTGAAGCTGGCTCTGGATATCTGATATCTATAGCAGAGAAATTCAATGTCACTACTGACTACCTGCTCGGAATAGAAGATGACCAATCAGCAGAAACAAAAAAATCCCCTGCTCCGGCCGAAGCCGAAACAGAGGAAGTATCACTTGAAGAAACAGACAGATTATTAGTCGCCCTCGGGCTGATTAAGGAGGGCGAGCAGCTTTCCGACGATGACCTCGCGTTTGTTGGTCATATCGTCGGTCTGCTGGACGCATGGTTTAGAAAGCGTAAGTAACGCGTTATAGACAAGGCGGGGATTACCGCACGAATTGATTAACTGGTTAAACTTTTCATTGTTGGTCATATGTAGCTCCGCCTTTCTATCTTTCAACTTGCGCGAAAACGAACACTTGTTCGTATATATTGTAAATCACGTCAAGGCAATTTTCAATATGTAAATGTTTTCTCTATTGGAAAGTCTATTGAAAAGTCCGATTTATCGGACAAATAAAAACGCCCGCCGGTGACGCAACCACCAAACGGGCATTTATGCAAGGGAACCCTTGCACGCATATTTTACCATAAGTAAAGGAAGGGTGCAAGGTGAACGACAAAGAGAAGAACGGTCTTACGAAGCCTCTGGTTGCTTTTCTACTGGTTGTTTATATCGTCGTCTTCGGACTGACCGTTTTATTCAACTGGTTCGTATTCAAAGAGGGATGGAAAGTAGCGCTTATTATATCCATAAAGTTCTGGGGTATTATAGCGATTATTACCGCTGTTTGGTGCTTCATCCAAGACCAGTTTCAAAAAGATGCTAAACGCTGTGTTATTTGGTGTGCGATTATCGCTGTTGCCGTCGGTGCCTGGTATTACACAAGTACTGCTGACAGCCGAGAAGAAGCCGATCAGCAGGCGTTTATCAAGCAAGTTGGAACGGATATTGATGATTATTTTCCAGAAGACACCGTTCAGGAATTTGTTTACAACTACGTTGAAAGCCACCTCGACGAAGTAAAGTCCCATTTCAACCTCTACTCCGAGGACGATATGGACAGCCTGTATAATGACGCGCAGGACGCAATGCAAAGCGCCTATGCCGACGGCTGGAGCGACGCTTGCGACACATACGGCATCGACGAAGAAGCTGACAGCACAGTAAGGAAGTGATATCATGAAGCCACAAGGCATGATCTGGTACAACATTCTGAAATGGCTTGTACCGTTCGGCGTGCTGCTGAACATCTACACGCCCGTTTACACGCTTTCCAATCTTGCAGCACAAGAAAACATCACTTTAAGTTTTCTGATAAACCATACCATTACAGCCTACGCATATACTTACATTGCATATGGCATTACAATGGCAATATTTGATGCCGTGTTCGTTGTGTACCTGTGGAAGAAAAGCGCAGCCTGTGTCCATGCAGTCCGTGCAATTCTGATTGCCGATACTGTCGGTATTGTAGCACTGGAATTTGCCGCAGCCGTATCTTTTCAGCAGTTCAATTTGGTGTCCATTGCAATCAGCCTTGCCGCAGTATACCTGTTCTGGATGCCGACCTATGTTTATCTGAAAAAACGTTTTTGAAACAAAAAAATCCCGCTCCAGTGCGCCAACACCGAAGCGGGAAACAAGGGTAGAAACTTTTGGGACAGAATCTACCCTTCTATTATAATACCTAATAGGAGGAATTTCAATGAAGAAAAATTCAGATGGATATTATCGCGAAACCTTCACATACAAGGGAAAGCGTTATGATGTAACCGCCAAAACCGAGCGCGATCTCTGGCGCAAGGTTGACGAAAAGAAGCGCCGCCTCGAAGAAGGCGTAGACACAACCAACGAGAACACCACCGTTGACCGCTGGTTTGCTGATTATCTGACTGCCTATAAGCTGAATAATGTTACAGAGAAAACGTATCATCAACTCAAAGCCTACGTCAAGAACTACATTTCTCCGGCCATCGGCAACAGACGGCTGAAAGACGTTCAGACAATCGACCTGCAGCTCATCGTAAACACCTGCACGGGTATGTCACTGTCTCAGGTAAGCAAACTGCGCGGTTTGATTCAGCAGGCATTCAGGCAGGCCCGCATAACGCGCGTACTGGCGTTTGACCCCGCAGAGGGTATTGTTATGCCGAAGACTACCAACGGCACACACCGCGAAGCTACCGAAGAGGAGTACATCCACATTCACAACGTCGCACGCACACACCGCGGCGGACTGTGGGTACTGTTTATGATGTATACCGGTGCAAGACCAGTAGAGACGCGCGCAGCACGTTGGGAAGACATTGATTTCGACCAACACGTTGTCACGCTGCACAGCGCAAAAAACGGCTACGGTGACCGCCGTGTTCCTATCCCTGCTCGGCTGTACAAGCGTCTGAAATGGGAACGCAAGGAAAGCGGCTATCTTTTCACGCAGCCGACTACCGGCAAGCCGCACACCGAATCGTCCATGAAGCAAATGTGGCGCTCATTCAAGAAAGCGCTTGACCTGGATATGGGGGCGCAGCTTAAAAACGGTAAGATCGACCCGGAAACCTCTGTCCTGTCCGATGATCTTGTTCCGTACTGCATGCGTCATACCTACGCAACAGATTTGCAGAGCGCCGATGTAGCAATCAACGTAGCCAAAGATTTTCTCGGACATAAAACCATTCAAACGACTTCACGCGTCTACACCCATCTTTCACCGGACGCATTCGCTAATGCTTCCCTGAAAGTCTTGGATTTTCAGAGCACAAAGAATCGCAAGAAAAAGATCGTTCCGATGCGTTAA